GCACAGCCAGTGCATCCCCCCGCCATGGAAATGGCGAAGGAAGCCCGAGGCTCCCCAACAGGGCCAAAGGCCCCGACAACTCAGTTAAACTGAGTTGCCCCACCCGCGTCGCAGTGCGACGGACACGGGACGTCCTGAACGTTCGAGATGATCCCTGTCAGCGAATGGCTCGTCGCCGCGTTTAAGGAACCACTTAAGCAAGGCACCCTCGCCCGAAATCGGAGATCCCGGTATCGAAGATACAGCACGCCACCCTTTTACCTGAGGGCGGTGGCTGCTGGGACTTAGTCTTTGGCTGTCGTAGCCTAGGAATGAGTGCCAGCCCAGCAAGGGTGACGACGAGTCGACTCTGGGCAAGTTCCCTATAATGGGTTCTAACCAGGTCCTGACCCATCGCGCAGACTCCCACAAGCCGCCGTGATATAAGCGGTTCATGAGAGCAACTGCGGCAACCACCTCTGTTACGTCCGAGCGACTGGTAGGGAGAACATGACGAACGCGGACTGGAGTTACATCCACGCCATCATAGTAATCCCCACCACAAGACTCACGGAATTTCCCTTTCCCGAAAGTCTTGCCTTCATTCACCTTGAGCCCAAAAGACTCGAGGCAGGAGGTGACGCTCGCGAGCATGTCTGCGGGGACGATAATATCGTCACCGTAGACGCGCACCTTGCCCGCGTAGGATTTGAAATCCCGGCGGGTAAACTGGCGTCTTTGCGCTGCCTGAATACCCATGAATGCGATGGTCGTGAAGACCATTGCTTCGATGGGGAAGCAGAGCGCAGAACCCATAGACGCGAACTTGGCGAGGCGTATAACGCCATGGCCAGGCACATCAGCCTTTCGGGAGCGAGTAGCGTCGATACCCTCAAACAAATGAGGGAAATGGCGCAACAACTCCCGTACATGCTGATTGGAGACACGGTCGGAGGCTTCCGAAAGGTCGAGGGTCGCGAGATCCCCGACTACGGAGCCCCTTTCGGCCATGACGCGATTAGGCGTCTGGTCCGAGAAGCCAACCATCCCACAGACGGTTTGATCCGTCTCAAGAGCGCGCACCAGCTGCTCCGAGATCGCCTGCTGCATGAACTGCATGCAGGTAGGCTCGATAGCAATGATGCGTGGTGTCTTCAGCGTTTTAGGGACTGTAACGACCCGAACGGGCCGCTCATCCCTAGGTTCGCAGATGTCAACATTATCCAGGCGATAGTTGAACCTCCAGTTGGGAATAGCATTATCCCCGTAAGGGAAAATGCGTTCCAACCTGGAGGTCCACTCGGTAAGATCGAATTTCGAGTTTCCTCGAAGCCGATCCGCCGTGGCGCCCGGTCCATGCTTCGGTACGACATCACCGTTATAGACCGCGAGGTCTACCCGGGAGAGGACGTCTCCGAAGAGGAGAAGTGACACACGCCCAAACTCCGAAAGGAGTTCAGGCGGTAAATCACGGTCACTTCGCTTGACATCTGACTCACACTCGACGTACCGAGAGATAGCACGAGAGACCCTGGCATCGCTGCAGGGAATCTCGATCTTTGCCATAGCCCGCGTAAGCTGGCGAATGGCAGAGAGGGAAGCTATATCGGGGGCGTCGAGAAGACGACCAGAACAACGATCGAACACGCGGTCAAGGAAACCTCCGAGAAATCGGGGGAGCCCGCCAGTACGGGAAAAACCCGCAAACTGGTCGTGACCGACATGACCTTGGTCCAGGCTTTTTTCGAAGTCGGAACCGAAGTCAGACAGGGTTATCGTGAGAAACGATAGCCCCTCGTGTTCGAAACGACGCGTGAGAGTTTGTTCGTCACGCGTGGTGCTAACGCTGCACTGATTCCCCAGTTCTCGGAGAATCTGAGTCCAGAGCTCTTTCAGGCTTTTCACTGGCCCTCCTAATAGAGGTGACAGATCCAGCCTGTAGCGAGCAGGGCATTGACAGCGAAAGCTGTCAGTTCTCCCCACCCAGGAGCTGAGTCACACGGGCGCCAGAAGAGGCAGTGAGGTACGCCGTAAAAGCGTCCACCACGAGCTTCTGCTCCGCCACCGTATACCCCGTGAGGGGGAAATCGGTGACGACGTAGATGCTGCCCGAGTACTGGATGTTCACGGAGCCGAGCAGGGGATCCGCCGCAATCTTGCGGTGGTCCAACCTGAGCGTGCGACGTGCACGAGATCCGTACTTGTGACTGATGGACAACGCGAAGTTGCCATCGTCCTTGCGGAACGTGCCCGAATCGATACCGCTGCCAGTGCGCGGAAGCGTCTGAGCAACGGCATTGTAGGTCACGGTCTGCGGATCAGCAAATGCCACAGGGGGAGCTCCTTTCGGTAAGGCTCAAAATGCGGATTAGAATGCCGCACTGGGCCAGGGAAGGCGTCACGTACCGCGACGCCTGGCGCCTTGGGTCAAGCCCAAGGCAGCAAGGATACCGAGCTGTCTGCTCGATAGAGACAGATCGGTAATCCCAAAGCCATACGGGTTAGCAGCGATCCGCTGTTTGTATTCCAGCACCTCTAGGCGTTGGAACTCCCAGCCGAACGGGATCCGCGATGCGGATCCTGTGGTGACGAAACGCTGGTCACTCAGAAGAGTAGACTGGCGCATCGCATAACCATACTGCATAACCAGTCCGTCGAACCCAAGAGTGGAGATGTTATGAATAACATCTCCAGTATTGGTGAACCAATCGACGGCCCAAGACCACGGCGCAATGTTCCACAGGACCTCCGGAGTCATCCGAGTACCCAGCAGATAATTGCTGTACTGCTCATAGCGTGACAACCGATCCCACGTGGAATCCCCTAGGGGAACGTGGTACCGAAAAGCCCCACTGAACCAGTATTTCGTCTCGGCAGTCTCACGCACTGAACAAGTGCACGAGAAATTTCCAGCTGAGGGGCTTAACGCCCCTGAGCCGGTCATAGAGGCCGAAGACGAAGCCGAGGGCCCACCAGTGCGTCTCCTAATCTTCCGATCAGAGTTCTTTACGTACTGAGCGATGAGCTCGTGAGAGTTCTTCACAGAGTGCGCAAAGGCTCGGACGTCCCTTATAAGGGGCAGCCACCCGAATTCAACATTCAGGTACTCATGGCCGGCGCCTCGGGCAACCGAGACACGTTCTTTGAGTAAGGCTCCAGGGAGATTAGGAATGCCATCAGACCGCAATTCGCCTAATGCGGTTGCGAGACTGAAGTTGGGATTCGTCGGAAGAGCATTGGCAATGGCAGAAGCACCAAACGCATTCATGTTAGTCCCCGTTGCTAAAACGGGGCTACCAAGAAGCGCGCCAACGCCATACCCGGTAATGAAACCGGGCTGAACAGTGCCTTCGAAGAGAGCAGAAGTATGCTTTCTTGTAGTGGCACTGACGACCCCTGACCGTTTAATAGTCAGAGGGCCGCCGACGTCCCCAGTGCTCTGCGGTGTTCCGGCGTAGTAGCCCCAGTGGGGCGACTCGTCGGTGATCTCCTCTAGGAGACCCACTGCCGTCGTAAAGTCAATCCAAGGAGTGACTCCAGACGTCCTGTATTGGCCACCCGTTCTCGCAGTTTCGCGAAAACGAGAACGCTTGCGCAGGAAAGCCATGGGAAACCAAACTGGTGAAAGGGATGGACCGCTAGCCTTAAAGGCTAGCGGGAGTGTGCAGCTAGCACCGGGAGGGCCCTTTAGGG